TTTCTGATACCTGATAGTCCACTGCATACTTGTTCCGCCATCTGTTTTAATTTTCTTATCTGCCTTCAGTTTTGCAAAGAAGGGAGATTTTTCGTAAACCTGCTGTGTCAACGTAGGATCGAAATATTTTTTTGATACAGCATTAAGTTCGTTAATTGATAAAGCCATATTTTATCTCCTTATAAATCATTATATGCGGCCTCCGCAGCTTCGTCTAAATTACTAAACTGCTTTAAACCTTTACTTGGGGTACTTGAAGTAGCCCCTATGGGAGTGGCAATTCTGCTTTTACGTTCAAGAAGTTCGGCTGTTTTACGCTCAATCTGAGCCGGGGTTTCTTTCCCTTTTCTTGCATAATACACAAGTTCAAGAAAAGCTCTTACCGAATCTCCGGGCGCTATTTCCTGTAGCCTATTAACCTCTTTCATTATTTCATCTTCATTAAAATCCTGATAAACATTTTTCAAGCTCTTAATTGCCTGTTCTCTTGCAACCTGTTCTTCCCTCTGCTTTTTCTCCATTTCCTGCTGTTCTAATAGTTTATCTAGCCGTGGGTCTTTGAACTCCTGTTGCTGTTGTTTAGGTTGACTGTTTATCTCTTGTTTAAGCCTGTTGTAAACATCAGGAGGTAAGCTCTTGAGATATTTCTCAATCTTATCATATTCCTGTTTCTGCTGTAAGAAAGTAGTATATTCCACATCATATTTCTGCCTTTCGGCTTCCAATGCTTTCCTCTGTTCCGCAACACTCTGTGTCTTTTTAGTATAATCAGCGTGTCTAAGAGTGCCACTTCTTATATACTCTCTTAATTCATCCTGAGACTTAAACGTCTGCTCATTTCCATCATCATCTTTGTAAACAAAGAATGATTCAGGCTGTTCCGTAGGCTGTTCTTCTATTACAGAAGAGTCCTCAATACTTTCTTCTGAAACTTGTCCTTCGGGCATTTCACCATTATTTGCACCGTCATCCGGTGTATCATAGGCAACAATGTTCTCCAAAGGGGATTCGTTGTTAGTCAACATAATTTTACATTCCTCCCATTATATCTGCTAAACCCTGTGAGGGTCTTGCTCCCTGACTAGGGGGCATCCTATTTGCCATAGCTCCATTAGGCCCCGATCCATCTCTAGGTCCCATTGCCGACCCTACAGGTCGAGGGGCCATAGCCTGAACCTTACCAAGACCATTCTTATTTGCACTCTGCCTCTTGATTGCTTCTGTCAAGGCAGATACAGGAGCATCTATCGGTACTTTAAAGACTTTCTCAATCAAATCTTTCACCGTCATGTCCTGCGATATAGCACCAGTCTGAACCATTGCTGCTGCATCTGTAGGGTTCATAATTGACCTATTAGCCTCTATGGCACTACTTGGCGGTCTCATACCGCCAGAAGGGGGTACTTGCCTCGGAGGCATACCTCCTGTCATCTCATTCATACTCATCCTCCTTGCGGTGAATTACCACCACTTCTTGCTCTCATCGCCATTTGTCGTTCCTTGTTTATTCTACCAAGAATCTCCTGACGATTAGGTATTTGTAAAATCTCTAATACAGCTTCCGCATCAACAGCCTTCATTTGAAACAGCCTTAACATCAAATTGCTAAGGGATTGTTTATCCATAGGAAGGGTACTGTTAGTCTGGATTGCTATATCAAAATCAAACAATACCGGGTCTTTCATATTTGGCTCTGAACCAAATTCTTCTAATAACTTGTTTACATCTTCTATTTCTTGTACCTGTTGAGGTGTGAAATCTTTTTTAATTTCTTCTGCCGACAGACCGTTACTTGCCATCAATACTTCTGATACAGGGCCTACAGCCTCTATCGCTTGCGCTAAAGAATTACCTAATACATGATAATTTATCATACCTTCTGAATCAGTAGTATAAATAGTCCTTGGCTCTGTATAATACTGTTGCATCAACTTAACAAGCATATAGCCTACACGCTTAAGAGTCCATTCCAAGTTTCTTACTTTTTGCCGAGTCCTTGTATGTGAACTCTCCATAAGAATAGCTACTTCAGAAGCAGATTGTCTCTCTTTCTTTGAAGCCTCTCCTTTGCTTATCTCTGTAACTCCACTTAACTCTTCAACTAAGCTAGGGATTAAAGTGAATACATTGTATACATCAGTACTTAAAGAAGCAAACCTTATTTCTTCTATAGCAGGTCTGTTACTACCATAAGTCTTGTCTACTGCATATATCTGACCACCCTTAGCAAAGGTAGCTTTTAAATCTTCTATATCTGTAAAAGAATTGACATCAGCCTCATAATTCGGATTATTAACTCTTCTAGCATGATCCATAATAGCCTGAAGCTGTAAATTCAATTCCTTGTTAAGCCCTTCTATCTGATCAATCTCTCCCATACCAAGGAAATTAGTAGGATCAACGTAATCATTATAATCAACATATGGAGGCAGATCATGTATATAATCATAACTCTCTGTACCTAGAAATTGCTCATTCGTAAAATAAACTAATTTACCATGAGGATATTTCTTGACTTTCTTTTTCTCTTTAACTACTTCTCCATCAGGCCCTTTAACTTCCTCAATAACATCTTCCATTGTCTCATCGTCTCGCATCCATACTTCATATACAGTTGCGAATCTAGCCGAAAGAACAGTATTGGAAGATTCTCCATATTTATATGCCTTGTGCTTATCAGCATCTTTGAAGGTACTCCACTCTGCCTTTACATTTTTAACATTAGGAAACTTGGCTCTTATCCATGAAAGAGGCTTGGCAGTCTTTATCCCACAATAAGGGGCTCTCCATATGTCATCATATCCGGGGGCAAGAAAGAAGTCCCTTGGGTCTACAACATCTACAGCTAAGTCTCCACCAAATCTTTTTTCAGGATCAAAGTAAATCTTTAAAATCCCTTTCTTCATTATCATTCCGTAAAGAACTAGCTTGTATATATTCATCTGCATATCTAGGGCATCCCAAGCATACTCAAGCCCCTTGTTATATCTCCATGCAAGTTTCTCCATATGAGGTTGCCTTGGGATAACATGAGTAATAGGACGTGAGTCAGTAAGCATAGGAGCAATAGCTTCTATTGTAGAGAACACAAGATTGATATGAGCTTTACTCTTATAGGATTCTTCTAAATCAGCCGATTTGATTACATCACTATCCCAAATCTTACCTTGAAACTGTTTGAGAAAGCGAGTCATTTTTTCTCGCTCTTCTCTAGTATCAGTAAATATAGAGTCTACAACTTCTTTTAACTGTTTCCAGTCCTGATCTTCTCCATTCTTTTGTTTACCAAACATCAGCTCTTTATCCTCCGTAATCCATGCCTATCAATCCATGTATCCCTCTCTCTAGCTGAATTGAAATATTGTCCTGCACCTGCATCAAACCCTGCTTTAAAATCAAACTTAAAACCTGCCAATGAATAAATACGTTTAGCCTTTTTGCCACACGAAGGACAATGAGTCCCTTTCTTAATATCTTCAACAGATAAAAACTCATCAAAGACTTTTACTTTGCAATCCTTATTGGTACATCTAAACTCATATAACGGCATTATCCTATAGGCCCTCTATACATATCAAGATTCTTCTCCATTGAAGGCATCATACTGCCTTTAAATCCAACTTCCCTATTCGGTGATAGGTCTGCTACTTGCTGAGGCTTTGTTACTTCTGCCACTAGCTGACCGAGCCTTTCCGGCGGAAGCAGACTTAGCATCTGTAGTATTATGTTTCGATCCATCTTTCACCTTCTTTATTGTTTTAATAATAATCTCTAATTGCTCCAAAGACACCCCTGTTATTCTGCCTTTACCTTTCTGTATCCGTATCGGGTCCCACCCTTCTATTCCAAACACATAAGGATTCTCTTTAGAATCAACACTTACACCTTTCCCTAAATCAATCATAATCACTCCTTAACTGGCAAATTGCCAACCCCATCTATTTTCTTTTTTCTGGTTCATTTTCATTAACTGTTCCATCGTGAACCCATCAACATAACCATCTAACTCCCTACCTCTAAACCAGTGAGCAGGTGCGAAATGCTCTATAGTCTGTATCATAATAGAAGCAGCATCTATAATATCGTCTTCATTCTTGTCTGTCGCTGGATTAAAAAAGTCAAATTGCCTAAACATAGGCAGAAAGCTTTTCTTGACTCTTAAATCACCGTTAATATATTCCCCCGGAAACAATGCCCTACTATCTCTAATCATAGCTCCTATAGTTCTGTTAAGTTTATCTGCCTTGTGAGCCTTGCCTGTAGGGATAGGCTGGAAGGAAGGCCGTATGTATTCATTCAGCTCTCCCTCGATCTCTTTAATCTTAATATCAATCAACGGCTGTAAAGCCTGCTGTAGCCCAAGTTCTATTCCCACCTTTTTCGGCCGATACTTAAGAATCTTCTGTACTATAAGATCAGCCAACTCATTAGGTGGTAACTTATACCCTTCAGCCTCAACAAAGAAAACTCTACTAGGATTCTTCCTATCAACAGCTCCTACACAAATACCACTCTGATCTGAATGTTTCCTTACAGTAGCAGCAGGGTCAACAGAAATATAATACTTAACATCTTTGGGAAAATCTTCAGGTCGATACAAAGGATAAGGGGGAACAAAAATCCTATCCTCTTTAGGTACGGCGTCATTCATCATCTGAGTAGCAAATTTCTGATTTCCCATTCTCTTTTTAAGTTTCATCAAATCCTTATAGGTATAGAATGAATAGAATGGTTTATTCCCTCTTAATGCTTTCTCAATAATTATGTTTTCTTTCTCAAAGAAACCTTCCGCCAAAATTCGGCCGTATATATCATGCATATGATACCGAGTACCAATAATCTTCTCAATAGCACTCAGGTCTTTAATAGACTGCATGTACTCCCACCAGTCCTCTATCTTCTGTATCTGAGTAGCCGAAGTAACTGAATCCTGATCTATAATATCATCGTATACATGATAGTCGTAGTGATGCCCTGTAACCGTAGCACCAACACCCCAAACCTCAACTTGATTCTCTTGAGGCGGAGTCCCTAACTCAGTATCCCTTACCATAGTAAAGGCTTCTTTAGTATCTTTCTCCCACTGCTTACGAGGCAAGACTATCTCAGGAAATAACTCTCTTAATATAGGAGTCTCTAGATACCGCTTAATAGCCTCAAGCTCTTTGCCTACCAAAGTAGCAGTCTTTGACCAAAGCCCTATTCTAACATTTTGATTTCTTAATATTTTTTGAATTATCCAAAACTTGACAAACGTACTTTTCATATGGTTACGTGGATAAAGCTGTAGAGTATCATCCTCTCTCATAAGCTCTTCAGCCATCTTCCTGTGAACCCTAGGATCAAGCCGCTTCCGTCCACGCTTGTCTTTCGCTTTCTTCAGGCCGAGTATCTCAGAAGCTAAATAATATAAGTCAGTCTGACATTTCCACCGTAACCAGAGAAACCAAGCCTTCTCCTCATCTTCATGTACCTCAGACAAGAACTCTTTAAACTTGTTTTTCTCACGAGTAGTCATACTACTTAATTACCACTCTACTTTACATTTGTCAAGTAGTTAGCCTCCTAAATCCTTCTTAAATTGCTCCAAGTCCCTTATCATATCCTGCCTACTTCCACCTTCTTCTCCAAATACATCATAGTATATCCGCTTTAAAGTACCGTTATCCATATAGTTCAAGTCCTTGTTATTGTTAATAAACTCCCTAAACTCATAGCTAACATCTTCTTCATTAGGCTCTGTAAACATCTCCCTTTTCTCAGATATAATACCTCCTAAATCCCCAGAACTCCCACTATTAGAATAACTGGGCGAATCATCCCTAGGCGCTAATCCATCTCCCCATCCTCCTACCCAATCTTTAAACTTATGTACCAAATTAGTTATAGGATAGTGCATCGTATGTTTCTTAAACCCTTCGCTTATCGCTCTCTCTCTTTCTCCCATAATATCCTCCTAAACCTATATTATCCCATTATATCATACTTTTCTACCCCCCTTAATAGTATATCCCCGTAAATTTTAACACCAGCTCTAAGTGCCAAATACCGTACTTTCGGCCAATCCACCCATAGCTCTAAGTGCCTTAAAACCCACTTAGGCATGTCTTTTCACGGGAAAACACTTTTTATCAGAAAAGCTCTACTTTTTACTAGAAAAGCTCTACTCCTGCCCCTAAAAATAACCCCCCCTAGAGTTTAAAATTGCTTCGGGTAGAACAGCGGGTAATCTTAAGTACGCGCGCGGTCGCCTTTCCCCCCTCCCCCTGAGCCCTGCGAGATTGCCCTAAAACGTAGACTATATGCTCTGTAACGCACTCGCACTACTAAAGTGGTGTGTAAGTATCACTTTATGCTTATCGATCGTTTATATGGCCTCTACGTTTAGTTTTAAAAGTAATGAGAACAACTATGGGGGATATCTCTAGTCTAGTTCTTTTTTATGCTTCTTGATTATGGACTTCAACTCACTACTCATAATATCGGCCTTTACCCGGTTCTTATCATATGTACCGTCTAGCTTGGCAAGTAAGTCTATTGCCTTTAGTCTCTCAGTTGCCGTTGGGGGGCGCTCTACTACCGTTTCGTAGGTGTTTCCGTCCTTATCAGTGGCCTTTGTAACTGTTTTTTGTGAGGTCTGTGATAAGATGATCTGCTTAATAGTTTGTAATCGGACTTGGTTTCCGAGGTTCATCTGTTCAACTAAAAGCTCTATTTCACTTCTAATACTAGTCTTGCTTAGTAACTTGCTAGCGTTAACAGTAGCAGTGCTATAGTCTGCGTTGGGATAAGTAGCCAAATAGGATTGTGTGCCATTACCAAAGGTTTCTTTATTATCTATGTTAGTATAATAGTTTATAAACTGTCTATGCTGGAGCTTAAGGGGTTTACTTTCCGCCGATTGTTTGCGGTTGTTTACTTTTTTATTTTCCGCCGAATTCTTTTGATTGTTAGTCTTCTTCTTCTTAGGTACTATCTTCTTTTCGGTTAGTGTGTCATTACTCATGATTATACACTCCTTTATATGTAATATATATCAATAACAGGATTGTTTCAATAGTCTTTTACTTTCTGCTTCTTGACTGGAATATTTATGTTTCATACCAACTTTTTAAAATTATCAACCTTTTTTAACCTATTTTTCACTCACTACCTTACAAGTGTACAGTACTTTTCTTAAAAAAAACATTCCAGAGCGTGTTTTTTTTTCTTTACAAGGGTTGTTTTGCGTCGATAAAGGTATTATACTTATTACAGATAATGAGTAAGGGGGGCAAGATGAAAGAAAAGAAAGAAGAGATTATTGTAGTGCTGGTATGTGTTGCAATATTTGTGGCAGCTATTGCAATACATATCATCGTTAAGAATCAGCCCACATTGCCGGAGCTGAAAATCTTAACAGAGGAAATCATAAATAACGGCCCTTTTTAGGGCCGAAGGGGGATAAAATGATTACTAAAATAGGTAATATATTTGTAGAGATAAGGGTTACAGAAAATAGAAGCCCTTATGACAAATCTTTAACAGGAAAGACTGTTGAAGTCGTTCAAGCATGGGAAAAGGGAGCTATAGGCAATGCAATAACGATTCCATTGTCTCAACTGTCTCAACACGATATTGATCGTGTTATGAAACAATATCTATAAGGGGGAAACAAGATGACTAAAGAGAAAAAGAGTTATGCAGAAAAGCGAGCTGAGGCAATCCGTGAATTGTCTTCACTTCGTAAGTATTTGTTGAGTAAAAATTGTAGTGTAGAAGTAATAAACTACGCTTACAATCTAAAGAAACAATTTAATTTGTAAGGGGGATAAGATGAAAGAAAAGTATATCGGGATAATGGAAAAAGGGGATAATGTATATTCAATCTATCAACGTGACAATAAGTTAATAGCAGGTACAGTATGTAATGCAGGAATAATAGAGCATTATTCTATTGATTATGATGATATTTTCAGTCTCGATGAACATCTTCAAGCACTGTCAGACATAATTGATAATGATATTGAGTAATTGTATTATCGGCCGATTGTTTTCGGCCGACTGTATAACTATTTAATAGTTAAAATTATATTTTAAGGGGTAATAATATGAAAAAAACAATCGGATTTTATGAGTTCAGGAATGAATTTGATTCTGTTCGGCCGGATAACTTCACGTATGAGGGATTATCTGCTCTTTATGATTATTTAACTGAATATGAAGAGTCAACAGGAGAAGAATTTGAACTTGATGTCATAGCTTTGTGTTGCGACTTTACAGAGTATGAAAACATAGAAGAGGTTAAGGGTTCTTATCCTAATATAGAGAGTATAGACGGTCTAAGGGATAATACTACTGTTATTGAATTTGACAACGGACTCATAATACAGAACTACTGAGTATTTTTACTATCTGCCGGTTGATTGTCATAGTTAACCGGCGGACTGTATGAATACTTATTTTATAAGGGGGAATTATGAAAAAAGAATACCGAAAAGGAAACAAGATTATCCGTATTGTACCGTATAAGGGACAATATGAGGTAATCTGCGTAAAGCCGTACAATATTAAAACGTATTATACTGATCGACCGAAAAGTTTGCTTCTGCGGTTCATGCTTAAAAACTTTCTTAAGATTGAACAAGCAACAGTAAATAGTATTATGGGGGATAATTAGATGAAAAACAAAGATTTAGCAAAATTTGCAAAGGACCAAGGATATAAATATATTTTTACTTTAGTTAAAACTGTATTTAATACTGAATATTTCAATATCAATGACGTTGATTATGTTATTAAAAGTGGCAGATTTGAAGCTGCTCCATGGATGGGTGGATATGCAAAAGGAACAATCAAGTCTCAACTTCCGGATAACGGTATTAGGCGTACTTTTCTTAGATATTTATACAATAAAAATATGGAAGGAAAATTAAAATGATATTTTAATAAATGGTATATAACATATACAGGGTAATATATTCAGCCGATTGATAGCAGTTATTGATCGGCTTATAAGGGGGATAAAATGGATATAACGATAAAAATTACAGACAATGGATTTATTAAAATGTACTATAATGGTATATACCATAGTACACATTTTTATCACAAAAAAGATATAAAATATTTCAAAGCAAAAGGTTATAAAGTTATATATCCAATACAGGGGGATAAATGATACAAATACTTTTAAAATTACGTGATTATGCACGTATAAATAAAATAGGCTGCCTTTATAGGGCAGCCGATAAACTTATTAAAAGAAAGTTTAATTCTTTTGACTAGCAGGCCTTCCTCGCCGTTTTGTCTGGTTACCGGACGATTCGGCGTTTTCTTTTACCGGACTAACTGGCTTGACATATTTAAACTTCACCGCTGGATACATGCCTATTTCATTCTCATCATCTGGAAGCATAAACATAGGCTCCCCGGTATTAGTAGAACCTATAGACAGAACCGGATACACCGCCTTCTCACTAAACTTCAAAAAACCCTGTTTCGGGGTTACCTCAAATAACATCAATCAGAAAGGAATCAATTATAAAACATATTTAGATGATGATTCTGTTCTAAGAGGTTTTAAAAAGTATCCACTACACCAAGATATAAAAAATGGAGATAAAACAGATAATGAAA